CTCGTGTTTGCTTGCATCATACTTGGCTACTTTCCAACCTCGCCAGGTCAACTTCATAGGCATAACCATCGATGCTGCTATCTTATGCAAATTGTTTATAATATCATCCCCAAAAAATTTAGTTTCTAAATACCTTGAATATGGGATATTCCTAATATCATAAACGCACCTATATCTTTTCTTTCCAACCTTAATATAATCGTTTGGCTTTGGTATTGGCGCAGTCTCAGTAATAAATTTAATCTTTTTTAGTTGCTCATTTAATTCCTTAATACTTAAAGAATCAATTTGCGCTTCGGTCTGATAAGTCAAAATCTCTAATGACTTAACTGCAATATCCAACTCGGTCAATCCTTCCCTTTTTGTAAGTAAGTTTTGAATTTGTTGCCATTGCCATACTGTGACATCTTTCCAGTTCATATTTATAAATAGCTAATTAAACAAAGTTGTATCTGCCCGTTCCTGACTTAAAATCAAACTTGCGCCATGCTAATGCTAAAGCACAAACGCAGTCATCCGTAAATCCCGTAGGTGCGGAATACTTTACTCCGTGTGATGTATATTGATATTCAAAAACTTCTAATTCATTTTTTATCATTCCTTCAGGATAATGTACCCGTTCTTGGTGTATTGCCACTTGAAGACCAAGCATTAATTCTTGCTTGCTTTGGCTTGTAAATTTAAATCCTTCTATGTCCATTCCTTCCCGTTGTAATTGTTCGACTATTGGGTCGCCTACTCCAGTACTATCAATTAACATAGGCGCTTTTGGCAAATTACGAATTATGTTCTGAGTGCTTGCCCAATCCTTCTGAAATCGGTCATAATAAGCCACATTGCCACTATTATCTAAACCGATAATGACAGTCCAATCTGAGTACTTTGCCAAATCGACTCCGTAACATTTAACAATATTGCTAGATAAGTCCGATGTACACTTACGAATCGCTTCGCTTCCAAATGGATTCGCAGCGTTCTCGGCTGGATTAGCCATATACTCCTGTTCGAATACTACGGGAATAGCAGATTCTTTAATTGAATCAATCTCAGATTTAGGAATATAAGGATTATCGTATGTTGAATATTTAAACGATTCCCATTCTCCGCTTGCTTCTAATCCTTTTAAATACAAAGAATAGAAATAGTTCTTACCTCTTGGAGTCGATAGGAATAGCGCCTTGCCTTGATAATCGGTTAAGGTAGGTCTTATCGCATTATTCCAGCCGTTCTCTAAATTAGGAATATAAGATGCCTCGTCAATAATAACGTAATTGAATTTTAAACCACGAAGGTTATCTAATCGTTCTCCAGTAAAGAATCGAATGACTCCACCCGTTGCCAATTTAAAAGTTAAATCTGATATGTTACCAGTTGCTACTTCAGGCGGAAGTATTAGACTAATATCGTCAAAAAAGACTTTGGCTAATTTATAAGTCGGAGTTATGTAAGCAACTGACTTGCCTTGTAATGCCTCCACGCAAGTGATGACTTGGCTAATCAATGACTTGCCAAATCTTCGCCCGCACATAAGCACTCTAAACCTCGCCTTGCTCTGTAATACTTTTTTCTGCGCCTCGTGTGGAGTCGGTAGGATAATCTCCATTGGCAAATTTTATAGTTATTTCAGTATCTTGTTTTATGTCAGCCGATTCTTTAGGCTTTCCAAATACTCTACTTAATAAAGTTTCAATCGAATACAATGAGCCGTTCTTTAAAGATTTGTTCATTGCTCCAGCAATTGTCTTTTCTAATATTGAACTTTCGGGATTATCAAATATCTCTTTAAGTTGGTCAATATTCATAGCAAGCATTTTACGAATCGTTATTCCAATCTCAGTCATATTATAACCCGATTCTTTTAAAAGAGTAACGTACTTCTTTGGTCGACCATTTGGATTCCCTGATTGACCTTTCTTAAAACTTACTAAATTTTGTGGGTTAGCCATTTTATTTATTTAATTTTTTAACCATTGTAAATAAATTTGATTACTAATATTTGCCATCATTACTGGTAAAACTGACCTTCCCATTGTAGATATTGCATTTGTATCTAAAAAATTATAATCCTTCGGAAATGTTGAAAGCAATCTTACTTCTTCGATATTTAATTTTCTTTTTTGTAATGGATGAACAACTGAAGCCGCACCGGTACTTGTTGTTTCAGTTATTGTATAACAAGGTTTATTTAAAGAAGGCTTACATAAATTAAAGTATTTCTTTGACGCACCACCTATTGCTACTTTATCCCATTCTTCTATTAAACAAGGGACCAATTTAATATCGGATTTTAAATCCCAATATTTTTTAGTTATAGAAAAAGTAGTTTGAGGACAATCAAATTCTAAATTTAATTTAGGTTTTTTTATATCCTTCCTTAATCCTATTATAAATACCCTATTTCTTATTTGCGGTATTCCCATAGAAGCCGCATATAAAATAAATACTTGTACATTATATTCTTTAGACATTCTTTGTACAATATTTTTTAAATACATTTTAGCATTTCCTTTAGCTAAACCGCTTACATTTTCTAATAAAAAAATCTTTGGTTTTAATTTCTCTATTGTATCACAATAAACATAAACTAAATCATCTTTAACTTGTTGCTTCCCTTCATACTCAGATACCTTACCCCATAGTTTTTCCCTTGCACCCGAAGTACTAAAAGCCGCACAAGGTGGACTACCATCTAATATATCTAATTCATATAATTCCTTTGGTAAATCTTCTCTTTTATTAAATTCTCTAATGTCTTCTAAATAAAAGTATTTTGGATTATGATTAGCTTCGTAAATTTTAGAATAATGTTTAGTAAATTCTACACCACCTAAATGATTAAAACCCGCTAATTTATATCCCATAGTTGAGCCTCCGCCACATACGAATGTTCCAAAAACTTTCATATCGTTATTAGGTACAACTAAATTATCTGATAAATTCCATTCTAAAGGAAAAATATTTTTAGTTATTTTCGACATATATATCCTTTAAAGTTTAAAGATTGAAAAAATGGCTCTATTATATTAAAGCCAGCTAATTTTAATAATTCTAAATTTTGATTAGAATTTAAATTATTCATTAACTTTCTTAAATCTACTTCTTTACTTAATATTTCTTCAGCCGTAAAGGATTGTTTTTTATTATCATAATTAGAGAACGTAAAAGATTCTTGTATTACACCGTCATTACAAATCTCTTTTTCGCAAAATATAAATGCTCCGTTAATAGTTAAAGAATTATAAACCTTTTTTAAGACATCTAACCTTTTATTAATATCTATAAATTGCAATGTAAAAACTGAAAGAATGATATTAGACTTAGGTAAGTTAAAATCTATATTAGTAATATCTTCTTTGATTAGTTCGCAATTTGTTTCTTTAATAAATTGAGTATCAATTATATCGTAGCCAATACATTTGCTATTATATTTCTTATTTATTTTATCTATTAGTCTACCGGTTGTACATCCTAAATCTATTACAATCGTTTCTTCTTTAGTAAAGAAACTACATAGATTAAGTATTAAATAATCTAATAAATCATATCCTTTAATTGAATTATTAATATGATTATCGAAATCTTTTACGGTGTCAAAGCTAAATTTATTCATTTCCTATAAGTTTCCAAATAGCCATTTCAGGCGTAGATGCTATTTTCGATAATGCTTCTTTAACAATCAAATATTCTTCTTCGGTATATTTTAAATTAATTACCATTGAATCCTCGATATCATCAATATTTATTTCTTTATTTTTTTCCGAATAATCTCCATTATCAAATGAAGGAATATCTAATCCCCATTGTATTAATTCTTCAGCATCCCATTCGTTGGCAAGCATATCCCAATCCCATTCTCCGTACCCAACATTGTCCTTAATTATAAATGCCTTTTGTTGTTCTTCGTTTAAATCACTTGCCTTTATTACTGGTACTTCTTTAAGTCCAGCCTCCTTACAAGCCTTTAATCGCATATTACCACCCAATACAATCATATCGTCATTTACAACAATAGGTCTTAAAGATAGCATCTGAGGAAACTCCTTAATCGATGCGACTAACTTTTTAAATTTGTCATCCTTGATAATTCTCGGATTGTTTGGATTCGACTTTATGTCGGTCAGTTTGGTTGTTGTTATATTCATTTTCTAAATAGTAAAGACCACTCGGTCGGTATTGTTAATTTTTTATCTAATTGAAATCCAAACTCAGAAAATAATTTAATCCATTCTTCTTCCGACTTCAAATTTATATGCCCCCACCATTTATCAAATTCATCTGTTGTTTTAAATGGAGTAGATGAAAAGTAAAAGTATTGGCATTCAATATTGCTTAAATAATCTCTTATTTGTTCATCGGTTAAATGCTCAAATACTTCGATGCTAACAATCATTTGGCAATGATTAGGGTAATTACATAAGTCATTCAAAACAATGCCTCTTGAATAAGCGAAATCCCTATGAAACTTATTTGGCTCAATGCCGTAATAATCGCAACCTTTATGAATTAAACACTCGCCTAATGTTCCCATCCCAGCGCCTATCTCAATAATATTTCTTGAATAATTCTTTATGATATTAGCAACCCCGTTCATTAAATTAAAATAGTCGGGATTTTCGGGAGTAACTCCAATGCTTAATTCATAATCAAAAAATTCTTTATCCGTTGCTGGCATTATCTATTTGCTCTAATTTTCTTATTGCCCATTCAATTCCTTCAGTACCTCCCCAAGCATCCCACATTAAGCCTCCGCATCCTTCGCCATAAGGAACATCTTTGCTTTGTTGATGTCTTTTAAATAAAGCCATTCTTGCAATTGTATCCCTTGTAATGTTTCCCCGATTTGCTAATTGGTTTGCTCTTGCTTTACCTACTGGAGTTCCACAACTTCCCCAACCATTTTCTTCCGCCCATTTTAAAGCACGTTTAGCATTATTAACTGCTGATTCGGGATAATCATTATAACTATCCGCCATACTTATTCTAATTGCAGTCCACGCTTCTTCCGCTTTTGCTTCCGTATCGTATATGCAAGCACCATTCCCAACTCTATATTTTCCGTTTGAGCATCTTATTACTGGCATTATTCTATTAGTTTAGAATAAATAGCAAATCTATCCTCATTAATTTTAAATAAATCGTAATGCTCACGAACATATTCAGCATTAGCCTCGCCAAAATCCGTTCTCATTTGTGAACTAAAAGCCATTCGTTTAATATCTCGTTCCCAATTATCAACCCAGCACACCGTTGGAATGTCATCATATGGCGCACGTTTCATTGCCATTATTGGAATACGTTTTGCTCCAGCTTCTAATGCCTTTAGATTTGATTTTAACCGATTGAATTTATTATCAAGCAAAGGAGTAATTAATATATCAGCCTCATTATAAAAATTCATATATAAATCTACGGGCATCGATTCCAAAATCTTATAATTAAGTTTCTCATTTGCAGTAAACCAATCACCCATTTGCTTCCAATGCCATTCGTTTAATTTATTCCAACCGCAAAGAAGCATCCTTGTTGATTCCCGAAATGATTTAGATTTTGATAATTCAAATATCGGATTCTTTAATTGTCTCATATCAGGAAAATGAGTAATACTACCCGTGTGAGCAATGGTAACTAATTCGTTTACATTTCTTGTCGCAATAAATTGGTCTTTATCAAAAGGTAAAGCATTCGGTAAAATATAGCAATTAGGATTTATTTTAATTATTTCAAGTCTTAATCGGTTATGAGTTGTCGTAACGACATCCGCCACTTTAATATAATTCTTAATTACTTGAGTTACTCCTAAAGACCGATAGGTAGGCGCAGATAAATGTTGGCTAAATAACTCCCAGTAGTCATCTATATCGACAACCAATTTAAAGCCAATCTTAGCCTTCCATTTTAACAAATCGGTCAATGGTATCAATTCGCAAAAACGATTGACTACGACCACGTTAATCGCCTTCTCAATTAGCATTTCTTCTGTCATTGTATCTGTGATAATACAATACTCCTTTTTCATTACGGATAATGGCAATGCTAATCTGTGGTAAGTGACTCCTGAATGTCTACTTCCGACTGCGCAAATTCTTAGTTTGGACATCGTTTGGTTTTGGTTGGTTGAGTTTTGCAATATACTTTAATCCTTCGTAATGTGCGGATAATCTTTCGAGCATATTAAATACACAATCTCCACACCACGAATTTAATATAAAATCTTTGTTCAAATATTTGCGATAAATAACCGCATATTCTTCAAGCACATCTCGGTCAATGTTACGAGTAAACCCTAAAGCAACTGCTTCAAAGTTTATTATGTTAGCTTCTATAAATGCTATCTCTTGCTCTGTCATAATTTGTTTATTAATCTAAAAATGACCGCTCCTAAAATACCCGAACTAAATACGATTGCAATCCATTCTTGAAACTGAATTGGAACGACAATTAAAACGATAGCACTCCAGGTACTTAAACAAGGAGTACAACTAAACGGCTTAAAGTTTAGTCCAAATGACTGATATAAATTAGTCATTGTAAAAAAGACTGCAAAAGAAACGGCTGCGATTATAGTTATCATTTATTTGTTTGGTAAATTTCATCCTTAACTAAACTCCAGTATGCCTGGTCATCTGCTTTAAGTTTCTGCTCAAGAATTAATGAACAAATGTAAAGTGCTAATTCAAAAGCAAATACTTTATTACCACAAAAATAAAGAGCATTTGTTAATAAACTTTTGGCTTTCTCGTCAGGCTTCATCTCTTATTTTCTTTTTAATATTTGAAATCGTTTTGACAATGGACATATACGGAATGCCAGTCTTTCTCGAAATCTCAGTTTGATTAAAGTTTAATTCGACATAAGTATCAAGTAGCATATCCTCATACCAAGATAGTTCTTTTCTTGCTACCTCCACTCGATTAAATAGCTTTTCTTTGTATTCCTTTGATTCATCCTCAACCTGAACTAATTCTTCTAATCCATCTATTGATTCGTACTTGGCTCTAAAATGTCTAAAGAATGGTTGATTCATTCCAGTACTATAAATCATATTTAGCATACACCTTACAAGCCAAAACTTCAATCCATTACTTCCGTTGTTATTGTATATCGACCAAAATTTATCTTCGGTTATTGAGCAAAGATTAACAAACATTTCTTGCTTAAGTTCTTCCCTTAAATTTGCGGGGTGCATTTTCATCAAGGCTTGCTTAATTTCCTTTGAATTGTAAAGTTCCTCAATGATTTGCGACCTGGTCATTCTTTTGATTTTCTGATTATTTCAAAAACAAAATAAACGATAAAAGCCACCTCGATAATTCCTACCGCAATGGCTTCATAGATTAACCTTTCCACTTTTCGAGTTCCCGATTTAAATACCAAACTGCTTTACTTAAATCTTTCTTTTTAAATCCTTTCTTATCGGCTCGCAGTATGTACTTAATTGAGTTTCCAAGATTAAAATTAAGGTCGAAAGCATCAATTATGTCAATTACCTCGATGCCATTCCCCTGATAATGCTCAGGGTGATTGACCTCTTCTTTGATAACTCCTTGATATTTAATTGATTCCATATGCAAAGTTTACATTAAAGTTTGTGCAATTCCAAATAATCCTTAATTTTTTTTGTTTGTCGGTATGCTGGTAATGAACTTCCGTTTTGATTTTTGATTCGATTAAGGTTTATTTCAAGGCTATAATTTAAATCTAAATACGTTGCGCCTTCGATAACTACTTGAATCGTAGGTCGTTGTATTCTCATTGTAATCCACTCAATAGCCTTTTTATAATTCTCGCTCAAATCTCATCTGCTTTAAATCTTCGAATTAAACTTTCACAATCCTCAATGCTTCGTACAATTGCATAATAATACCCGTGATTAATGGCTATCGATTCAAATGCTTTTTGGTTTGGTTGCTGAGTTCCTTTCTCAATTTTGACCTCAACAAATAAACCTTTCCAATTTTTATTTGAAACCATCCAAAACATATCAGCAACTCCAGCCTTTGCTCCTTCCATCTTTAATTTGATTGCAACTAACCTATGTCTTGCGCCTCCGTTCGGAATGGCATAATAGTAAAAGTCTTGTGTCCAATCTAACCATTTGCAAATTGCAACCTGTAGTTTATGTTCGTGTTCGTTTCTCATTTACAAGTTATAGATTTACTTTTTATCTAAATTTGTCAAGTTATAGATTTACTTTGTGACATAATTTGTCGGATATATCCCTCATTGTATAACATTTTCTAATTTAATGTCGGATTTTCCCAACAATAACATTAAACATATTTTACATTTTACTGCTTTTTGTCAATTATCTATAACGTTATAAGTTTCGTTGTAAATATCGTCTATGTCTTTTTCTAAATAAGCCATACCAGTAAATGAACATTCTGCATTTTCTAAAACCTTATTAGCAAATTCTATTTTCTGTTCTTTCTCCATTTGTTTGGCTTGTATTTTAATAGCAAAAATTGCCATTTGATTACCACTTGGTATCAATTTCTCTAATTGCTCCATTGCAAAATCTACTGCTGTTTTTTTAGTTTTCATAGTCTTGTTGTTTTAGTAAATCTTTTAAAAAATTAGAAATATTTAATAAACCTTCTTTTTCTCTTTTAAACTGCATTTCTTTATATTCTTGACTTTGCATATAATCGGGCAATAAACAATTTTCCATAAATAATTTATCCTCGTATGCTTCCCTTTCTTTTTGCTTTTTGTCTTGAACAATTTTCTTTAGAATATTTCCCATAGTTTTAATTATTTGAAATTAATCTACCATGACTTGTGTACAATCTTAAATCAATTGTGTCGCTATAAATATCCTCTTGAGTTACTATTCCCCAATCTTTTGCAATGACTGATTTTTTTTGTATTGTCCGATTATTTTTAATCGAACAATAATAAGCATAGCAAATTAATACCAACGCAGTTCCGTAAATTAATTTTCTTTTCATTTTAATGTTTTTTAAATTCAAAGTGTCCAATTACTTTTTCAGTTGGAATATACTCTAAATATGCAATTCTTTCTTGTGCCTCTTTAATAGTAGAATATCCATTACTATATGCTGAAACATCATGCCAACCTGCCCAATATTCTTCTTCAACATAATATCTTGTAATTTCAACATATTTTAAATTCATATTTAAAATCATTTTTTTTCTTTCTAATATTCTGTATTTTTTCATTTTTCATTTGGTTTAATAGTTCCATCATTATCAATATGACAATCAAATGTAACTAAACTATTGACAAATTTAATATAACCTTGAGTTTTGCAATACAATTTTCTTTCTTCAATGTCCTGAATACCAGCGTATTTATTCCAAAGTTCAATTCGCTCTTCTTTGGATATTGTCGGAATCTTAAATTGCTCTAGATAATCAAATAGGATTGATAAGCCTCCAGCGATAAACGTAAATTTCTTATCGTTCTTTTCGCAGAATCTAATCTGATTTGCATACTCGTTAGCCGTGTCAATTACTTGCTTCTTTAATTCTTGGTCAGTTGGTTTTTCTTTCACTTGCTCTATTGGTTTAGGTAAGTTTTTAATCTCTTGTCTTGCATACTCCAGGTAAGCACTCATAATTCTTCCAAAATATTCGCATGAGAAATTCTCATAGCATTTAGAATCAATATTTAGCTTGCCAGCGACTGCCATTTCAAAAGCAAGTTTTATTTCTTCGCAAGTATTATTTCCAAAATTAGATTTAACGAAATTGGTTAATACAAACTTTTCTTCTTCAGTTGGTAAATTGCTTCCTCGTAAGCCAACCAAAAGCATAGAGTAACGTAATGCTTGCTTTATAGTATCTTCGTTGCTTACACGCAAAGTAATGGCGCTTTGTGCTTGTTTTATTGCTATTGCATTACCACTTCCTAAGTGCTTCCATTCTTGCAGCACTTGTTCCGAGTTTTTCAGTTGTATTTCCATTATTGCTAAATTTAGTTTTGTTTTGCATCCAAGTTTTTACTCTGCGACTAATTTCAAAAAACTTTTGGCATTCCCATCGTTCTTTACCTTGAATATTTTTTTCAGTCCAATAATAAAAAAAGTTTGAGTATTCATCTTTTAATTCGTGAAGGTGTGGAGAAACCATTTCAGAAAAACTTGCTTTTACTACTCTTTCTTTATTATTAGTATATATATTATCTTCTTGTTTACTATAATCTATATTACTAATATTTGATTGTTTTCCTATATTAGGATTTTCCTCATTAGGTTTTCCTATTATTAGGTTTTCCTCAATAGGAATTTCATATAATAGGTAATCAACAACCCAAAAACCTTTATTATTTTGGTATCTATTCCTTGCTAAATACCCAAAATTTTCTAATTCTTTTAAAGCAGAAATTACACTTGGCAAACCTTCCTTTACTTGTTTAGAAATACGTTCAGCAGAGAACTCCCAGTTGTCAGGCTTTGATTGAATATAGGCATACATTCCTTTTGCCTTAAAAGAAATATGAATGCTATTCAGTAAATCATTAGGTATTGTTCCGTACCTATTTTTAATAATTAATTTTCCCATTTTTTTAAATTAAAAAAGCCACCAAATAAATCCATCGGTTCTCACTTCGATTTCATTAAATGATGGCATTTTAAGACCTTTGATACTATAATGTGAGAACGTATCCGCTTACAAATATAAAAAAACTAAACCGATTTACAAAGTCTTTTAGAAAAATATCCTGAATATATTGGATGCTCTGATTCAAATAACCTGGCATAATCTGAAGTAAAGTTGTTATTCAATTTGTACTTGTCATTCCCTTCGACCATTGTATGCCATCGGATGACTTCGAATATTTGCTTTGCTCCAAGCCTTATATACCCTCGATTGATTAGCTGAAATGCTAAACGTTTAAACTCTATGTAAACTTGGGGATTCGCTTCGTGATACTTTTTGAAACTTGTTTTCATTTTGTCTAAATTTAGATGTTTGATATAATTTCTTATAATCTTTTTTTAACTCTTTTGTCAAATGGTCTTGCCATTGGTTGAACGTTAACTCTTTCATCTTAGTAGGTCTACGATTAAATAAAATATCCATGTGGCAATTATTCCCACGATGCCTACCATCGTGAGAAATTCTGCCGTTTCCGTTGAATTATTGCTCTTGCCTTGATGCTTCATCTTGCATTTGTTTAGCAATTAATTGAACTTCTCTCATTACTTCGGGATACTTTACATATCCATTCTCTCTATTCCTGGTATTCCAGTAGACCACTTGCTGAACGTTTAAAACATTCCATTCTCTTGCTGAGAAAGGTAAAATACCTTTCTTATTTAAGCTATCGGCTACCGCCTGATGCAAATTACTTTTCTTTATCTTAATCATTATAGTATTGTCTTTTTGATTGATGTTGTACTTGATTTTGCTGGTGGATAAAACTCAAACGATTCGCCCGTTTCTTCATCTACCGTGATAGTTTTATTTTTGATTCCTTTGCAAAACTTCTCGACTTCCTTTTGCTTCTCTTTTAATTCGTCGATTTGGTCTTGTAAATCTACCCATTGCTTGGTTGCACTAAAGTCGTATTTCGTTCCGACCTCAGCCACTTGCATCTCGACATTATGAACTTCGAATCGACCTTTGTCGTATTTAAGTAATTCATCGACTGCGCTTTCCTTTAATGTCTTCTCTAATTCGGAAAATAGCAACTGGTACTTTGATGCGATTGCAAGCAAAGACTTTATGTCTCTGCCACCTTCTTTGATTCCTTCATTGATTAAATGAACCAAGTGATTAATCTGAGCCTTGCTCATCTCTTGAATAGGGTTATGACCGAATAAGCCTATCTCAAATTGTTGGGGGTTAAATTGTATTTCTTCCATCGTTAAAAAGGTAAATCGTCATTAACTAACTCAGCACTTGGCTGACCTTGTATTGGTAATACTGGCGCTGGATTTGAAACTGGAGTGTTTAATCCTTCCGTTCCTTTTACCTTAAAGTTGCCCAAGATAGGAGCATTACTTTCGGGAGTTTTAACTCCGTCTTGCGTTACGAAACCGAAGTTTCCGTATTGGTCGGCATCCTCTTTTAAGAATCCGCTAATGTTAAGGTATGTACCTTTCTTACCTTTGTAAAATTTTGACTCATCTAATAAGTCGACATTGATTGAAATTGAAACTAACTTGCTCATTTGACTATTGGTTAATTGTGAAACTTAATTTTTTTGTTGTTAACAATGGTAATATATTTGGATTTGATTTAATCTCATTTAAGTAGTCATTATAGAATGATTTGCATCCCTCAATTGAATCAAGACTCTCTATAATATTTTTATAGTATTGCAATGGCTTAGTTTCTACTTGTAAACTTTTAGCCTCCTCCTTACCGTGAGTATTTGTAGCATCTGAATCCTTTGTGTCATCCAGTGCAAATAATCCGTTGAGTGCGTACTTCCGAGCATAAGAACTACTCGCCCCAGTAACCTGGCTTCCGTCCATTCCTTTTTTGCTTTCTTCTTCTCTTGCATATCCATCCGTTGTGTACGTTTCCTTGCCGTTTGTAAGCGTTGCGGTTGCCTTGATGTAATATCTATCGCCTACGTTAATTATCGTGTCGGAAATCGTAATAGAATAACCCATAGGATTAACTACTTGCTTGACCGCTTCAAGGATATCTTCAGCACTTCGGTAATTGTATTTACCAAATGAATTGAATTGACCTTTAGGTGCTTTAACCTTTGCTTGAATTTCTGCTAATTTGTTTTCCATTTTAGTCTAAGATTAATTGTTGAAATTTTGATTTGTAAACTCTTTCTTCTCGATACACTTTAGACCAAAAGTCTTCAATGCCATCGCAAAACCAGGTGCAATGATAGAACCCAGCCTCATCTTGAAATTTTGCTTTATACTTTATCATGTTAGTAAATGATTGGGATAATTTGAAACAATAAAAGATATCCGAATATTGCGATTGCAATGCTACCAAGTAAACCTTCTCGGTCAGTTTGGTAAAAGTCTTTGATGTACTCGATTGTTTTTTTCATTTGATTGTTGGTTTAAGATTGCCGAAGAATCCGCTTCGGCTCGGGTTATATTTATTTATTCCAAATTTTTTTAATTTCATTTTCAATTTCAATTTGCTCTTGGTTTGTCATTGAATACCAAGCTGCTCTTTCTATTGCATAATCAAGTGATTTGCTAACAGATTTAATCATTTTAACAATGTAATTTGCTTTTTGAAAAGTTGTGTAAGTTGTCATTTTTTGATTGGTTTAAGTTTATTATTTGTTTTTGTTGAGACAAATATATACCTAATATTTTAAATAAAAAAACTTTATATAAAATTATTTTAATTATTTATTAACGGTCATATAAAACAAAAATCCCCACCGATATGACCGATAGGGATTCTATTTACTTAAACCTATTTAACTATGAAAAAACAAAACTACAAAATTTTCCCGTTAATTATCTGAATATTATTAACTTTTGATTTACCGTTCTCTAATTCAACTATTGCAAAGCCATGATTATGCATACTAAACGGCATATACTTTGGACTAAGTAAAGTCAAGCATCCAGTAGAATACGTATTTATAAATTCTTTAAAACCAGTTTTCTTTTGAGTTGTTGAAGTTCTATGAACGTGACCTATTAAAGTATTGCAAATGGTTTTATTAAATAAATTTTGACTTGGATTTACTCCGCCTCCGCCATAAAGTTCATGACCGTGAATCACTAACAAATCGCCCATTTCCATACCTTGCCAATCTTCAATCATTGTAATGCCTAACTTATCTAATCTAAAAAATACATCAAATTGTAAATCGTGTAACTGAGCAAACTCCTCCGCTTGCAATTGTAACGACCTGGCAAATCGATTCTCGTGATTGCCTAGCTTATAATAAATCGGAATCGTTCTAAATATATCTCTTAACTTTTGTAAGAAATCCCGATTCATATCGACCTCTCTTTTGAAATCTCGCATATCCTTTTCCTTCTCGTGCCTGGAAATAGAATAGAAGTCTTGGATATCTCCATTCAGATACAAGCAATCAATCTCTTGTTCCTTTAAATGCTTAATAGCGCAAGTTAATGCCTGAAGGTCGTGATAAGGAAAATGGATATCTGATAAGATTCCAATCTTCTTTAGATGCGGAGGCAGTTTAGCCGACACATATTCTTTGCCAATGCTTTCTTCGATTCCAAAATTATCTAACGCATCAAGATTATAGTTTGCAACTACTGGAGGAATGACCTTATTTATTTCTTGTAATGACCTATCCTTTGAAGTTATGTTCTTTTTAATCATAAACTTTCTCAGGGAGTCAGCATTTTGATAGCCATACATCTCATGGAATTGCTTATGAAAATCATTTTTACTCATATTAGTCGAGTAGAAATGCTCTTTAATCTTTAATATTTTATCTTCCGTTTTCATATTCTTCCATTAAAACATCGACTAAAAACTCGATATTGTTTAGCACTTTCATTCTTAATACAAAACCAGCATCGTCAACGTGTTCAATGTTTTCTAATACATCCATCATCGTTTCCAATAAATCATTTGCTCTTGATTTAGGTTTTTCCACTGGCTCAATTTCT